GACGTCGAGCCCAGGATAGTTTATTTGTAGATGAGGAATGATGAATGGCCAAAGATGTATATTACTTCAGCCACGATGTTAATGCGAGCAATGATCCTAAAATCGTGGCAATGGAGTCAGAGTTTGGAGTTATTTCATATGCCTGGTGGTGGAAATTAATTGAAAAACTAGCTTCATCTGAGGACTACAGACTGCCTTTTAAAAAATACACATTTATAGCTCTTGATAAAGAGCTAGGGATTTTGAACGAAAATGAACGGCCGTTGAACGAAAATGAACGACCGTTGAACGAAAATGAACACACTTTCTTTTGTTCAAATAAATCATTTTTGTTCGTAAACTCGTTAATTTATGATTTTGAATTGCTTGAATGTGATGACGATTATTTTTGGTCTCCTAGTTTAATTCGCAGACAAGAAGAGCGAAGAAGTAAATTTGAGAAAAAGCAAGAGCAACGTAGGCTCGCAGGCATTAAAAGTGGTGAGGCTCGCAGAAAAAAGGAACAAAATCGAACGACCGTTCAACGAACTTCAACGGTCGTTGAACAAAACGAACAAAAGGAAAGGAAAGGAAAGAAAAGTATATATTCATATTCATATAATAAAGCGCATGAAAATGAAAAATCAGATGAGGATATCTTATCCATGTTTAATGATGAATCAAAAAAACATGATCCATATAAAAACGTGTTTAAAATTTATATGAACGATGTAGGTGAAATTTCTTCTGTGACTAAAGAGAAACTAGAATGTCTTGTTAATGACTTTGGAGAAAGTGAGGTTATTAATGCTATTAGTAAATCTAGCGAAGTTGGTAAAGCTAGTATCGCGTATATCACAGCCGTTCTAAATAACAAGATTAGGGAGGAGGCAGCAAAGGATAATGAAACAAGCAAACGTAACAGCAATGCTAGAGGCGTGTCTCGAAAAAATTCGAGAAAGGACGAAGACGTCGACTGGGAAAAAGAATATCAAAGAGTCCACGGTAAAAAATGAGTTCTTTTATCCGGTCTACGATGAACCAGTAGTCATTCAAACTAACGTTAATACCACCTATGCCGCAGTCGGGATCCCGAAGCGGTATTATGATATGGATTTTGAATGGCTACGTAAATATGGTAGCTTTCCAAAAGAAAACGCTGAAGCCTATGCTGTGGTTAAGGAATACTCTCATAATCTAAAAGAAAATCTTGATTCCGGCAAGGGCCTCATATTAAGGGGCCCAGCTGGTACCGGAAAGACATCGATTGCGGTGAGTATCCTAAAACAGGCTATGGAGTTAGGCAAAGGGTGTCTAATGATTTCGATGCCTAATTTGTTAGACACTATGCTTACATTGTCTAAGGGCGACAATGTGGCTTATCTAAGATTTGAGCAAAAACTTAGAAATATCCCATTGCTATTACTTGATGACTTTGGGGCGGAGTATTCAAAATCTGATTGGGTACCATCCAAAGTTGAAAGTATCATTATTGATCGCTACAACCGGATGAAACCCATCATTCTCACGACGAACTATAGTGATGCCTGGACTGAAAAGAATTATAGTCAAAGGGTGTATGACCGTCTACGCGGTGAATATGCTGTGGCTATATTCAATGGAGAGTCGCACCGATGAAAATTCTCTTACGATGCCAGTTTAGATTTCGGAAGAAAACTCATGACCGGTTCCCAACATTGAATGAGTATATCGACTGTGAACGTGGATCGACTATAGCTGCGGCTGCCATGAAGAAGAAATGTACTGAGCAGGTTAAAGAACAATGTTTATCACAGGAGATACAGCCTGTAAGTGGAAAAGTAGACCTGTTATTTGAATGGCACTCATCGACCAGGCACGATCCTGATAACGTAGCGTTTGCTAAGAAGTTTATTCTTGATGGGCTACAAGCTGCTGGCGTGCTTGAAAACGATAATCGAAAGTTCATTGGTACTATGGCTGATGAGATTATTCAGGATGATGAAGACTATGTAATCTTACACATCACAAAAAATATGGGTATATTTCTGTAGCTGGAAAGGATGGCGCTATGGATGAAATAAGAATTCAAAAAGCACTAGGAAAATATCTGTTTTTACAAAACGTATGTATACCAAATGTATTAATGTATCAAAAGGGACATAAGGAGTATGAAGCGGATCTGATTTATTTTGGACGTAAATCAAATTACCTCACAGAGGTGGAAATTAAGATTGATATCTATGACTTTAGAGCTGACTTCAAGAAGGAAAACTATCATAACCACCCTAATGTTAGACAGCTATATTATGCAATTCCAACAGACTTATATTTAAAACATAAGGATGAAATCGATGAAAGAATAGATGATGCAGGGCTTATATTGATTGATGAATTAATGGACTATAACGGCATAATATACGGCAAGGTAAATTGTTTTCATAAGAAAGCTAAGCCTCGTAAGAATACTATACCTCTAACAGAACATGACAAGTTCAATTATCTGAAGCTAGGCTGCATGAAATGGGTTAATCGATAGAAAGGAGACAATGAAAATATTAGATGCATGCTGTGGTAGCAGAATGTTTTGGTTTAACAAAGAAAATACAGACACAATTTACATGGATAATCGAACTGAAGATACAATGCTATGTGATGGTAGAAAGCTAATTGTTAAGCCTGATATAATCGCAGATTTTCGGGATCTTCCTTTTGAAAATGAAAGCTTTCATCTAGTAGTATTTGATCCACCTCATCTAATAAGGGCAGGAGATAACTCATTTTTAAAATTAAAATATAGAAGGTTAGATACAACATGGAAAGATGACATTAAGCAAGGCCTCTCTGAATGCTGGAGGGTTTTAAAGAAAAATGGGACAATGGTATTCAAATGGAATGAGGAACAAATCTCGTTTTCTAAGATTAAAACCTTACTTCCTTGCGAGCCTATAATTGGACAACGTAGGGGAAAAACAATATGGTTGATATTTTTTAAAAGTTGAAATGTTAGTTGTTTATCACTGGTAAAAACAAATTCGGACTAAAATATAAAATTACTTGTAAAGGGGGCAACATATTTGAATGAATATGATATTGAGAAAATCACAAGGTTGGCCACAGAGGTGGCAACCAAAACTTACTATGAATTAGCTAAACAAGAAAATGCTCAACTAGGTCGTAAACTTCGACACAATACGATCAAGTTATTAAAGCATTACAGTCAGCTGCAGTCATATGTAGACAATGCTATCTCAGATTCGACACAAGCTGAGGATATTTGGCTCAATGAACTGCTAGTTGATATGTTTGATGATAAGAGCATAGTAAGGGTAAATGCCATTGTTAAGAGTAAAGAAAAAACAGCATTGATGATGAGGCATGTGAATAACATGCTAGACATTTATGCTGAGAAATGCAACGAGAAACAGTTTAAATACTGTGAATGTGTGCGACGTTATTATATTGATGGTGAAACATTAGAAGAGATTGCTGAATCATTCCCTGAAAAACCGGATGTACGTACTATCCATAGGTATGTTGCAAGAGGAATAGAAGAACTATCCGTACTTCTATGGGGCGTAATAGGACTCAATACAAAATTGTCATAAAACTGTCATAGACATGTCATTCTTGACAATTTATAATGATAGTGTGAGTTAATAGGGAAAGAACTCGACTCATAATTCTCTCTAATTGCAACTAACTATAACACAACAAGAAAGCTGCTTGATCATTACGATTGAGTAGTTTTTTTGTTTATATTGGTATATATTGTATGAACAAACTTTCATATACCACATATTGCGATTGATGATTTAGTGTGAAGTCGCTATAATAAAAATATAAGGAGGGGTATTGTGAGTGATCAATCAAGAAGGCAAGTTACCGCAACAGGAGTTGCAACTCCGAAATATGAATTAGATTCTGCAGGGAAATTAATGTTTCTAAGGATTTTTGCGACAGTATTATCTTGCCTTATTTTGTGGACTAGTTCAGATGTTGGAACTAATTTTTTTAAGACATTAACGGTATTTGCAATATCTCAGTTGCTATATGCATTGAGCATTAAGTGTGTTGATGTGATAAGAAGAATATTTTCGTTCGTCTCGCTAGGGGCCATATTGATAATTTTACTTATTAGTTTGTCTGGATTAATGGGGATTGCGGAGATAACACTAACTGATGTAGGCTATATGATTCTATTTTCAAATAAGATTAATCAAATACCTTTTATGCGTAGTGAAATATTTGTATATGTCATAGCGATCAGCATGTGTTTTCTATATGTTATAGAGTGGGCTACGGGTTGGTATGCGGATATGAATGGAGAAATACAAATAACCAATATAGCTGAAGAGAAGGAAGGTTGTGATTGATGTGTTTGCGTTATGCTTAATGATGTTAATTGCAATATATGCAGGCTTGGTTACATCAATAATTTTTCGATTTAATCAAAAAAATGTATTGGAAAATAATTTAGCATTGGCTTTCTTTTTACCAATATTCCATTTTATAATGTGTCCAGTGTTGACGCTTTTTTATAAAAAGGCAGATACATCAATATGGAAACGATTGAAAACTGTATGGTTTATGACTGTGATGTTTCCATTGGTACTGGCTAGATTTACTATTGTATTAACTATGATAAAATTTGTTACAGAAAAAGAGCAGATTAAAGAATACCAAAAAGTATGTGAAAGAGAGATTAATAGCTTGTCGTTTGCATGCTAATCTATAAAAATATTAAGCACTCATTATAATGAGTGCTTTTTTGTTAGCAAAAATCAGAAAGTAAGTGAGGTGATATGATATGTAATTGACTGAAGGAACGTGGTAAGTATAAACAAAATAAAGGTATATTGAAATAATAATATTAGGATGCCATATACACTTGGATCCATTTTACGTTATGCAGGCTTAATCAATATCATCATAGGGGAGGGCCTACTTGTTAGGCAACCATGATCCTTTCATAATATTTCGGGGCTATAAAAAATCGCGACGTTTCATAGATGTTATCCTCACATAAGAACACACATAATCTACACAACCAACAATAAAACCTATGTACTTAACTATAACAACTTGCCTATGGTGGTATTGATTAAGCCTGTATTAAACGAACATATAAACAATTACTCATGCTTTAACTGCTAACAGAAAGGAGAAAATAGTATGGCAGAAATTACTTGTCACGTTAAAGACTGCTTAAACAACAAACACAATAAATGCACTGCCAATGTTATTGTTCTCGGCGGTAAAGGTAATTGTAAATCTAAGAGTTTTGCAAGAAATGTAATGAAACATTCACGTAAACAACACTGGAGTGGGGGCATGTATGGGGGTTAGGCACTTGCACATACCCGGGGGCCTTAAGGTACTCCAAACGAAAAATATTTTGCGTGGGTCATCCGAACCCCGCGAAATCGCTAGTTAGTCATTTTTCCGAACTGCTGTTCGGCTTCAAAATCGGTCAATTTTTGAGAGGAGGCGAGACTGTGACAAACGTATCAATAGTTGACGAATTAGTATCATCTAAAATTATAGCAAAAGTACTTGGAATCAGCTCTCGGCGAGTCCAGCAATTGACGGAAGATGGTATCTTCAAAAAAGAAAAACGCGGACAGTATGATATTGCGAAGACAGTACAAGCATTTGTTTCGTATAAAGCCGGAGAAAGCAAACTCGAAAAAAAAGCTCGTGAAGGCGGATATGACGCAGAACGAACTCTGTTAACTCGAACCAAACGGATGATTGAAGAAAACAAACTGAAGATTATGAATGGTGAATTGCACCGCTCTGATACCGTTAAAGCTGTAATGAATAGAATGTTGAATAACTTTAAAAGTAAGCTTCAGGCTTTGCCGTTAAAAGCGGCACCTAAAGTATTGGGAGAAACAAACCTGTTGGCTATTCAAGATACACTACTTGATGAGGTGAACGAGTGCCTAACGGAACTGTCTGAATACGATCCAAACATGTTCCACGATGAGTCCGATGACATTGTTGTGGACGAAGACGAGGTAGGTGAAAGTGAGTGAAACACACGTGCAACTTATTTAAAGGGATAGCAAGTGTACTAAAACCACCACCAAAGTTTACTGCTTCTGAATGGGCGAATGCTAACGTGGTGCTTTCCACAGAGGATAGCGCCGAACCAGGGAAGTATTCCACCGATAGAGCCCCCTATCAAAAGGAAATGCTTGACGCGGTGAGTGATCCAGACGTCGAGAAAGTAGTATATATGACAGGCTCGCAAATTGGTAAAACCCAGCTTATTAAAAATGTGTTGGGTTATTTTATTGACTACTTTCCGTCGCCAATTATGTTCATGCAGCCAACAAAAGATATAGCGAAGGAATTTTCGAAAACTCGTATTGCTCCCTTTATTCGCGACACGAAAGTGCTTAACGATAAAATGGCCGATGTAAAATCTCGGGACAGTGGCAATACGGTATTGAATAAAACCTTTCCGGGAGGCTATCTCACATTAGTCGGTGCGAACGCTCCGGCAGATTTAGCATCTAGGCCAATTCGTGTATTACTGGCAGACGAAATAGACCGTTACCCTGCATCAGCCGGGACGGAAGGCGACCCTTTGAGCCTGGCAGAAAAGCGCACTAATACTTTCTACAACCGAAAGCACGTGTACGCATCCACGCCGTTGGCCAAAGGTACTAGCCGGATAGAGAAATTGTATCTAGGTGGTACGCAAGAGGTATGGCACATTAAGTGCCCAGCGTGCGGTGAGTATGTGTATCCGTCTTGGGATAAATTTCACTCCGATGAAGATACAGGCAAATACTACTTGGCTTGTGACCATTGCGGAACTTTATCCGAGGAGTTCGAATGGAAAAAGCTCTACCGCGAAGGCAAATGGATTGCTGAAGCTCCGGAGAATTTAAAGAAGTACAATTGCCGTAGCTTTCATATGAACGCGTTTGGCTCACCTTGGGCGTCTTGGGGGAAACTTCAAGATAAATACGAGGAAGCAACGAAACTTGGTACAGCTGGCGTTAAGACGTTCTTTAATACAGAAATGGGTATCCCTTATGAAGAGGATACCGAAACACTGCAGTCTGAAGAACTCTATGAACGTAGAGAGGACTACGGGGCAGAGTTACCTGATGGGGTACTACTCTTAACCTGTGGCGTTGATACGCAGGATGATCGACTTGAATGTGAAGTCGTCGGTTGGGGAAAAGACTATGAAAGTTGGGGGATACAATACTTCAGGCTATATGGAGATCCTGCTTATGATGCCGTGTGGAAAGAATTAGACGACATTATTCTAAACCGAACATGGTCTTATGCTGATGGTAGAAAACGTGGCGTATCCGTTACGTGCATCGACTCAGGCGGCAGTAAGACCCAGTCAGTATATAAGTACTGTTCAACTAGATGGCATAAGCGCGTTTACCCTATTAAAGGTGTAGGTGGCGCTGGCAAAGATTTGATTGATGGCTTGCCTACTAGGCTGAAAAAGTACAAGACCAAGCTCTTTAAGCTTGGCGTAGATACAGGCAAGGAACAAATTTATAGCGATTTGAATCAAGAAAAAGGACAACCTAGGTATTGCCATTTCCCAAAAGACCATGAAAAAGGGTATGGGAAAAAATACTTTGAAGGGCTATTGGCGGAGATGAAAGTATCTAAGTTAGTTAATGGCCATTTTAAAGAGCAATGGGTGCTACGCCCTGGACGCAAAAGAAATGAACCGTTTGATATTAGAAACTACAATCAAGCTGCCATCACTATTATGAATCCCAACTTCGAAGCATTGGAAGCTCGGAGTAGTAAAGAGGATTACACGCCTTATCAGAATACAACTCGTGTAGTCAAAGCGGGGAATACGCCAAAGACACGAACCAGGAGACGTGCTAGAAGCGGAGGAATACGATTATGACAATCCTACAAAGGATTATGGAAGAATTAAATATTCGTGAAATGCACGAAATACCTACAGCCCTAATAAGGGCGTTGCTAGATTCGAATACATGTTCTGTGCTGTTAAAGTCGATAAAGCCATATTATTCGTATGAATCTTTACTTGCCGAATTTGAAGAACATAGCGCGGATAGAAAAAACTATATGCAAGATTACACGCCACAATGTGTGCTGGATATAATCGGAGGTATTACCTCTGGTGGAGATGTTCGCGACGTGTGTGCCGGGATAGGCGGATTATCTTTGGCTAAATTTAAGTCGGATAATACCGTGACACTAAGGCTCGAAGAGTATTCAAAAAATGCGATGGCTTTTATGTTGCTTAATCTGTTAATAGCCAATGCCGATGCGGAAGTCGTAGAGAAGAACGTTCTTACTGGTGAAGAGCTCGCATACTATAAGGTGGAATCTGCGGCGTCTGGCTTTGGCCAAGTATCTAAAGTGGATACGCTAGAGAGTAAAAAATATGACACCGTGATTAGCAATCCGCCGTACAGTCAATCCTGGGTTCCACAAATGGATGTACGATTTGAAGGCTATAAATTAGCACCAAAGAGTAAAGCGGATTTTGCCTTTATATTGGATGGACTATATTCGCTGAATGCATCAGGTACCGCAGCTTTTATTTTGCCACACGGCGTACTTTTTAGAGGGCAGGCGGAGGGTGATATACGACGTAAGCTTATTGATAATAATCTACTTGATGCCGTTATAGGACTACCTTCTAATCTGTTTACAAATACAAGTATACCTGTGTGTATATTGGTATTTAAGAAAAATCGTGCTAATAAAGACGTATTATTTATCGATGCGCAAAAAGACTTCGTTAAGAACAAGAGCAAGAATATAATGACCGCCGAACAGGTGGAAAAAGTCATTAAAGCGTACAAGGACAGAGCAGATATAGAGCGATATTCTAGTAATGTTAGCATGTCTACTATTTTAGACAATGACTATAATCTGAATATTCCACGCTACATTGACAGCTTCGAACCCGAAGAAATACCAGATGCGGTACAGCTTGCTAAGGACTTAAACGAAATTAATCGAGAAAGTCGGACGTTGGGCTTAGAAATTGCGGAGATGTTAAAGCAATTAGTCTGTACAGATCCTGACGCGCAGAAAGAGCACGATAAATTTGTAAAAGAATTTACAGAATTTTTGGTATCCTCTGATAGCGCGTGTACAGTTGAGGAGCAAGAAGCTGTGGTAAAAAAAATAGAAGATGTTAAAAAGTATTTACTTCAAAAGATGTTTGTGTAATGTTAAAAAATTACAAAAGAATTAAAATTACGGAAGTTGCTGATATACTGGGACGGCCTAAGAAGAATCAAATATATCCACCGGGCTGTATTTGCTTGCAAGTATCTGCGAGCAAAGGTGAATTACTATATTTAGATACTGCGCAAGAAGTAGATGTTAAATATGTAGTAATTCGACCGAGAAATGTAATCCCTTATTATTTATATTTGATGGTAGAAAAGGCAATGCCTGAATTCTTATATAAATATAGGCAAGGATTAAATATATCAGCTCATGATATTAAACATATGGAGATATTGTGCCATACGGATGTGGAAACACAGGCTTTAATAAGTATGGTATTCCAATCTATGCATGGCACAAGTCTAAGCGCTCAGTATGGGCGCTTTTTTAATGCGTGAAAGGAGGTGAAAGGATGGCAGAATGGACAATATATGAGGCAAAAGAGCATTTACAGGCTTGGCTGGATGCTGATTTAGCACTAGCAACCGGTAAGGAATACACCATTGGTAATCGTCGGTTAACTCGGGCCAATGTGCAAGAGGTAAAGGACCGCATTAACTTTTGGCGTAATGAAGTAGCAAGACTTGAAAATAGACCTCGACGTCGTGCATACCGTGTCATTCCGCGTGATATATGAGTAAACGTAAGAAGTCGTTTATGAAAACTGCAGCAGGCAGACATAAGTCTACGCAATATTCTGGAAGTAAAACAAACTCTGGTTATTCTAACCATGGCGCAAATAGTTTTAAATCTAGCGCAAAAGGATACCAGGTTAATTCACAAGACGCAAGGCACGATATCGATGCCAATTTTAGAATGCTACGGGCAAGGTCGGTAGACCTACAGCAAGGTACACCTATTGCTGCAGGCGCGTTAAAAACCAATAAGACTAACGTCATAGGTCCTGGCCTACGTTTTAAAGCCAATATCCGTTTTGAGGAGTTAGGCTTAACGTTTGACGAAAAGAACGCATGGGAACGTAAGACTGAACGCGAATTCGCTATGTGGGCGAAGCATTGTGATGCAAGAGAGCAAACTGACTTCTACGGAATTCAGGCGTTAGCATACTATGAAAAGCTCTTATACGGTGATGCATTTGTAAATCTACCGCTACTAAGCAATCGAGTGGATAAGAACCCGTACCCTTTGCGGTTACAGATTGTTGAATCAATTCTTGTTGCTTCCCCACCTAAGTATATAGGGCGTGAAGAAGATGAGAATAACGATGTAATTCACGGAGTTAAGTTTAATAAATACGGTGCGGCCGTTGGGTTCTATGTGCTAAATAAGCTATATAACGCTTTTAATGATGATCACGACTACACATATATTCCGAAGTACGGGACACAAACCGGAAGGCGAAATATTATCCAGGTTATGACGATTGAG